AAGAAATAGAACCAATTAAACCTACAATTTATCCTTCTATTAATATAAATAAATTAGTTGATGATAAGACAGATTGGCTACATTTAGATGTTGAAGGTTATGATCATATTTTAATTAAAAGTTTAAAAAATTTACCTAATTGTATTATTTTTGAATGGGAAAATTTATTAACTGAAGAACTTGAAGATATTAAAAATTATTTAACTAACAAAGGGTATAAACTAGATTTTGAAAATAATGTATCTTGTTTAGCTTTAAAAACTAATTAATATGGCTTTAAAAAAACAATCAATAAGAAAAGGAATGTATATTTTAGCTAATGACGCTCCTATATCTAAAGAAGAATTAATTTTAATTAGTGAATCCTGGGATGAAAAACAAGAGTCCTTTTTTAGGAAAATGTTAAAACAAGGAGGAAAATTTAAAATAAATAATGTATCATATGATATATCATTACAATACAATGATAGACTAAGATCAGATGGAACTAAAGATAAAGGAATAATCCAAATACCAGGAGAAAGTGGTAAATTTTAATTAGATTTATGGATTTAAAAGAAATATTTAATTGGTATCGTTCATTCAATCCTGGGGTAACTTATGATGGAATGAATCAAAGATTAAACCAATTGGAAAAATTCTTTATTTCTATTAAGGATCATATTAATTTTGATACTATAACTTGTATTGAAACGGGGGCATCACAAAACTGGAATGATGGTTGTGTAGGTGTTTTACTAGCTAAAATGTGTGAAAAAACAGGGGGTAATTTTTACTCAGTTGATATTGATAATAATATAGTTAATAAAAGCTCCCTTATGTATGAGAATTTAAAATTAAAAAATGTTTTTCATTCAACATCAGATTCAGTTGAATATTTAAAAAACATAAATATAATTCCTAATATTGTTCATTTAGATTCTATGGATTTAAATTTAAAAGATCCATTTCCTTGTGCTATACATGGTTGGGAAGAATTTTGCGCTATTGAAGATAAAATGCCAATTAATTCTCTTATTATAATAGATGATAATTATTTTAAAGGAACTTGGGTAGAATGGAAGGATAATAAAGCAGATACTAATTGGGAGAAATTAACTATAGAATATCCTATAGTAGGAAAAGGAGCATTTGTTTATCATAAACTAAAGGAAGACCAAAGTAAATGGATATTAGTTAGCAAGGAAGAACCAGGTTATAATAGTAAATTAGTTTATAAAAAAATAAGCTTATAATATGAAAATAGAAATATCAAACGGAGAGTTATTAGATAAAATCTCAATTTTGGAATTAAAAATGCTTAAAATTGAAGATAAGAAAAAATTAGTTAATATTGAAAAGGAATTTTATACTCTTAATCCTTTATGTGTAAAATTATTTGAAAAGTTTGGATCCCAGCTACAAAATTTGTATCTTAAATTAGCCGAGATAAATGGCCAACTTTGGGATATTGAAGATTGGATTAGAGATTGTGAACGTGAAAAAAGATTTGATGCTGAATTTATACAACTAGCAAGATCAGTATATGTTACTAATGATAGACGTTCCGAAGTAAAAAAAGAAATAAATTTATTAACTAAATCTGGTTTAGTAGAAGAAAAATCATATAAAGATTATAAATGAAACATTTAGAAGAAACACCTTGGTTTATTTGTGATAAAGAAGATACTAATTACTGCGCTTATGTGGACACGGATTCGAACTATTTTAATGCTGAACCTATACTTTTGCATTTATTTCCTAACTTTGAAAGCTTACCAGATAAAGAGAAAGATAATAAACTGGAAAAGGTAGCTTTAGCTTACCAAGATATAATTACAGAACATTATGATCAATTAGCTAAAGATTGCTTTAATGTTTCTTCTCATAGATTGGAAATGAAAACAGAATGTGTTATTCGTTCTGCTTATTTTAGAGCTACTAGAAGATATGCTCAATGGATTACTAAACAAGAGGGTATAGAAAAAGAAACACTAGATATTAAGGGTTTAGAGTTTATGAAAGCTAACTTCCCACCTATTTTAGGAGATTTTTTTAATAACATATTACAACAAGTACTTAAAGGAGTACCACATAAAGAAATATTAGATCAAATAAAAAAATTTAAAAAACAAATATTAAATGGAGAAATACCTATTGGTAAACTAGGTAACCCTACAGCTGTTAAAAAATTAAAAAAATATAGAGGAAGAAAAGCAAGTGCTGGTGAAATTTTTTCTGATATAGAAAAGGGAGCTCCTGCACCTGTAAGAGCTGCTATTAGATATAATGATTTATTAAAGTTCTGGAATTTAGATAAAAAACATAATCAAATAACAATGGCGGATAAGGTTAAATGGATTTATTTAAAAGATAACCCATATAAAATAGAAGCTTTAGCATTTTTAGATTATGATATGCCAGATAAAATAAAAGATTTTTTAGATATATATGCTGACAGGCAAAAAGTATTTGAATCAATATTATTAAATAAATTAGAAGGATTTTTTAGTGATTTAGGATGGTCATTAGATTTAAATCCCCACATAAATGCATTAAGTTCCTTTGAAATCTAAAAAAAATTACGTATATTACCGTTATGATTAGTAAAAACCTATTAACAAGCACAATTGCTAAATATTATATAAATGGCTTAAACAACCAGGTTAAGTGGAGGATTAAAGACAATACACTTACAGTTTATGCTGGTGAAGCAGGAAGAGTATGTAAAGTAGAATTAAATAATTTTCCACTAGAAGATTCAGAATTAGGTGTATTTGATACTAATAAATTAAGTAAATTAATATCTATTACTAATGGAGATTTAGTTTTATCATTAGAAAAAATGAAAGCGGTTTATACTAAAATAAACATAGCTGATTCTAATTTTGATTTAACCTATTCATTAGCTGATACTTTAATATTAGGTAAAAACACATATTATGATGATCCCGAAGAAGGGTTTGATATTGAATTAGATTTATCTCAAGAGGATATTGACCATTTAATTAAGGCAAAAAGTGCACTATCAGATGTTAATAATATGTTGATAAATTCAACTACTGACATAGATGGAAATCTAGTTTGTGAATTCATATTTGGTGATAGTACTGGGTTTTCTAATAAAATTACATACCAAATGAATGGTAAAGTAAAAGAAAATGATATATCGGTTCCATTTGATTCCGATATATTTAAAGATATTTTAAATGCCAATAAAGATCAAGAAAATGGCACTTTAAAATTATCAAAAATCGGAATGTTAAAATTAAATTTTAACTCTGAGGATATAAAAAGTGAATACTTTGTTGCGAGAAACGAATAGTTCACATATGTATAATAAACAAAACATTGTAGCTAGGGCACGTGTTATGTTTTAAATTAATTAACCGGGAGCTTCGGCCCCATAAAATAAAATGATATGAGTACATTAGAAATCTTTGAAAGGCATATAAGTCCTTTCGACATCCTTTTTAGGAATCACTTTAAATCTGACAGCACATTTCAACCTGTTGGAAATTTCAAACAACCACATCCACTTAATATTTTCTTTGACGATGCAGGACTTCATTTTGAAGTAGCTTGTACTGGTCTTACTAAAAAAGACGTAGTCTTAGATATTGAAGGGGATATTTTAAAAATAAGTTATAGTAAACCAGAAAAAGAAGAACTCCATCCAGGAATTATTCATAATGGTTTATCTAAAAAATCATTTGATTTAAGGTATAAAATAGCTCCTAAATTTGATTTAGGTAATATTGATGCTACTTTAGCAAATGGTTTATTAGAAATTTTTATACCATTAGCTGAAGAGGCTAAACCAAAGTCTATTAAAATTAAGTAATAGTTTTACAAAAAAAACGTGTCCTAGCAATGTTTTTTACGTATATTGATGGTACAACAAATAAAAAAGTTATATGGCTAGAAAAGCAAAATCAATAACAACAATTACAGATCCTATTTTAGATCCTTATTTTATTACTAAGGATGATCATTGTTATACTGTTAATGTAAAAGTTGAATCCGATAAAGACCATTTTAGGTCTAAGGGTAAAAGTAAAACTTATTCAAAATCAATTTCTTACCATGCTAGATTTGATCAAGCATTAAGGTGGATTAGTGATGAACAATTACACATTAAAAAGAAATTAGATTTAAATGAATTTTTAACACAATTTAAAAATATAAGAAATAACATAAAAGAATACACAGATGGAATTAGAAGCACTATTTGACGCAGTTATCGTTAAACCGTTTGAGTCAGAAGAGACTACTTACGGAAATATTATTGTACCTGATTTAGGTAAAGAAAAAAATGAATTTGGTGAGGTTGTAGCAGTTGGACCTGGTAAACCTACTATTAGTGGAGAATTTATCCCTACAGTTTTAAAAGTAGGAGATAAAGTAGTACTACCAACTATGGGCTTTACTAAATTACCTTATGATGGAGAAGAATACTATGTTGGACCTGAAAACCAGGTACTAGCTAAAGTTAATAGTAAAACAGCTATTGAAGAAGTAATAGCAGAGACAGAAGTAACTAAAGAAGAATTTGAACAAATAAATAACATATCTAATGAATAAAAAAGTAGAATTTGGCTCATCAGCCAGAAAAAATTTAGTAAAAGGTATTGATACACTAGCAAATGCTGTAGTATCAACTTTAGGACCTAATGGTAGAAATGTTGTTATAGCAAATGATCAAGGAGTTCCTCAATCAACTAAAGATGGAGTAACAGTGGCTAAATCTATAACATTAAAAGATCCTAACCAGGAACTAGGAGTACAATTAGTTAAACAAGCTGCTATTAAAACAGCTGAAAAAGCTGGTGATGGTACTACTACTTCTACATTATTAGCAAGTAATATGATAAAAGCAGGATTAAATGCTTTGAATAATAATGAAAATGCAGTTCAAATTAAAAGAGATATAGATGCAACTGTAAGTGAGGTAGTGAAAAATCTAAAAAAACAAATATCTGAAGATATTTCAGGTGAAAAACAACTAGAACAAATTGCAACAATTTCCTCAAACAATGACAAAGAGGTTGGTAAATTGATTGCAACAGCAATAGACAAAGTCGGAATGGAGGGGGTTGTTCATATAGAAGAATCTCGTACAGGTGAAACGTATTTAGAGACTGTTGAAGGGTTACAGTTTGAGAGAGGGTATAAATCACCATATTTTGTTACTAATAATAGTAATATGACTTCTACTTTAGAAAATCCCCTCGTTCTTATTGCTGACCAAAAACTAACTCAGGTTAAAGAATTATTACCTGTTTTAGAAGCTGTATCAGCACAAGCAAGATCGTTATTAATTATTGCTGAAGATATTGATAATGAAGCACTTGCTACTCTTATTGTTAATAAAATGAGAGGTACAATGAAAGTATGTGCCGTTAAAGCCCCTGATTTTGGTGATAGAAGAAAATTAGTTTTAGAGGATATAGCTATTACAACTGGTGGTAAAGTATTTGATAAGCAAAAAGGAATGAAGCTTGATAAGTTCAGTTGGGATTGGTTTGGAGAAGCTAGAACTATTACTGTAGAAAAGGAAAAAACAACTATAGTAGATGGAAAAGGTGAAGTTGAAGTTATTGAAAAGAGAATAGAAGAACTTCAAAACCAAATAGATAAAGCAGAAACTCCATTTGAAGTAGAAAAATTACAAGAAAGATTAGCTAAATTTGTAGGTGGAGTAGCTATTATTCATGTAGGAGGAAATACTGAAACTGAAATGAAGGAAAAGAAAGATAGAGTTGATGATGCTCTTCATGCCACTAAAGCTGCAATTGAAGAAGGTATTGTACCTGGAGGTGGAACAGCTTTACTATATGCCTCTTCTGGTATAGAAGCAAAAACAACTGGGGCGCAAATTGTAAAGGCAACTTGTGCAAAACCATTTAATCAAATTCTAGTAAATGCTGGTTATGATGAAGTTAAAGGACAGATATTAGCTGATCAATTAATCAATTCTGGTGATGATGCTTGGGCGGGTTATAATATAAAAACTAATAAGATAACTGATATGAAAAAAGCTGGTATTATTGATCCAACTAAAGTAGTTAGATTAGCACTAGAAAACGCAGCATCAGTTGCTGGTACAGTTTTATTAACAGAATGTACTGTAGTAAATGAATTAGAAGAAGACAATAATAAAAATCAACCACAAATGGATCCATCAATGATGGGGATGATGTAAAATAATTTCGTATATTATGGCGACAAAAATTGAAGAAAAAAACATATTAATTGCTCGTAGAGTTCCACCTGGAGATAAGTGGAGATTAGTTGCAAATGAACCAGATGGACCTGTTCATAAATCATTAACTGATACATTAGAAGCTTATATGATTAAAACCGGATTTAAAGGTCATTACAGATTGGAACCTCTTAAAAGTAATTTATATGCTATTGATTCAAAAGAAACAGAAGTGATACCAGAACCAGAAAAAAAATATTCAATATATGGCGAATTCGGAGAATAGTTTATTAGTAGAAAAGTATAGACCTATTAAACTAGAGAATTATGTTGGTAATGAAAATATCAAAAAATCGATATCCAGTTATTTAGAACAGAATGACATACAAAATTTAATATTTTACGGACCAGCTGGTACTGGTAAAACTACTTTAGCCAAATTAATTGTTAAAAATTTAGATTGTGATCACATTTATATTAACGCTTCTGACGAGCGTGGGATCGAAACTATTAGGGATAAAGTCTCTGGTTTCGCATCTGTTGCATCATTTAAGTCCATCAAGGTTGTTATCTTGGACGAGGCGGATTTTCTCACGATTCAAGCGCAAGCATCGCTCCGAAACATAATAGAAACATTTTCTAGAACTACCCGTTTTATTTTAACTTGTAATTATGTAGAACGTATTATTGATCCTTTACAGTCTAGGTGTCAAGTACTTAAAATTGTACCCCCTACTAAAAAAGATGTTGCTAAACACTTATCTTGGATTTGTAATGAAGAATCAATTACACACGAGGTAAATGATCTGGTACCTTTAGTTAATCAATATTATCCGGATTTACGTAAATGTATTAATACTATACAGTTATCTACACAAAATAATACATTAAAATTAGACCAATCAGTACTAGTATCATCTAATTATATAGATGAAGTAATAAATAAATTAAAGGATCCACAACCTAAATTTAAAGAAATTAGACAAATAATTGCAAATGCTAATGTTGATGACTTTGAAGAATTATTCAAATCGTTATTCGAAAATGCAAGCATTTATTTGCCTGGTAAGGAAGGTACAGTAGCTATTTTAGTTAATGACCATCAATATAAAGCAAATTTCCGAATAGATAAGGAAATAAATACAATGAGTTTAATTCAAAATTTAATAAATAATAAATAATTATGGAACAACCAATTCAAAACCCAGCAGGTCCTCCTATTGATTTAAAAAATACTACTGGTATTAAAAATTCAAAAGGTGGAAGTGTATTTCAACAAGGTGTAATTTTAAGAACAGTATCTAAATTTATTACTGGAACAGACGAAGATGCCTTATTACCAATACCAGTATTTTTTGATCCTAAAACAGGCAAGATATTAAAAGGATCAGTTCCTGCTGATTTAAGAGAGGAACTAGAGGAAGAAATTGCCTAATGAAGAATATATTTGATTGGCTTAAACAAATCAATTATATTAAATCACCAGTCGAAAATTTTACAGATAAAGATTGGGAGGTATGGAATAGTTATATGATACATAGATTTATTTCTATGAACCCAGATTTTATTGAAGTAGCCAATTATGTACAAGAATATCCTCCACAGGAAAAAAGAGCAATTTATAGTATTTATAAAGAATTTATACCAAAAAACACAAAATGGAATAAATATATTAAGTCTAATGTTAAGCAACATAATAATGAGTTATTATTATCTCTATCTAACCATTGGGAGTGTTCAAAATCTGAAGTGAAGGATTATTTAAATATTTTGGAAGATGATATTATTCTTAGTATATTAACCAGTATGGGGTATGACAATAAAGAAATTAGTAAATTATTAAAATGAAAGAAAACAATAATTTATTTAAGGGTTTTAAATGGGGTGCTAGTAGTGGTTGGTTTAAAGATGTAATTATAAAGGAATATACAACCTATAAAAATGGACAATACCAAATTGATTTTGAAGTAGAGGAGGGAGATATTGTATTTGATTTTGGAGCAAGTATAGGTCCTTTTGTATTCCAAATTAAAAATCAAAACCCATCAAAAGTAATTTGTATAGAACCTAGTAATACTATAATATCTACTCTTGTAGATAATTGTCAAACAACTAAATTAAATTGTGAAATTTTTAAAGTTGGTGTAGGTAGTACTAGTGGAAAAGAAGTTTTAAAGGCTTATGACTTAAAGGAGGGTGAAATTAAATCAAACATAGGTACATTCCCAACCTTAACCTTTATGGATATTGTTAAAAATGCTAATGTGGATAAAATTGATTTTTTAAAAACTGATTGTGAAGGTGGAGAATATAATATTTTTAATGATAACAATTTTTGGTGGATAAAAGAAAACGTTAGAAAAATAGTAGGTGAATGGCATTTAAAAGATCATAAGGAAGAATTTAGAATTTTTAGAGATACATATCTTAGATTGTTTCCTAAAGTAAAATTGTATTCTACTGATATGTTTGAAATATCTAATGAGTATATATTTACTGAAGATTTTTTAAATTATTACACTGAAGTAATAGTATATATAGATAACCGTTAAATTAAAATTATGAAT